ATGAGCAAGAAAAAAAGAATTACTGATATGCAACGAGCTGATATTCGATATGAATTGATGAAGAAAGGTATTTCTCTATCTCAATTAGGAGTCAAGCACGGATTGGCTAAAACAACATTACGCAATGTTTTTGATAAACGCTATCCGAATGGAGAACGAATTATCGCAGAAGCGTTAGGAATGAAGCCGTGCGAAATATGGCCTAGCCGTTATCAAAAGAATAGCTAAGTAAAAAGGGTTAACTATGAAAGTATGGTTTAGTGCAAAAGAATTAGCTGGTGTAGCTGGATTATCTAAATACCCTACTAATGTTACTAGATTAGCTAAAAAAGAAAAATGGACATCTCGCCCATTAGTTGGTGTGAAAGGCGGTGGTGTTGAATACGCCCTTTCCTCTTTCCCTCAAGAGGTGCAAGAGGAAATCAGAGATAAATTTGCCACATCAGTGGTGGTAGCTAAACCGAAAAAATTGCCTGTAATGCGATCGGTTGCGTTGACTGAATTGACCGAAAAACAACGCCAAGCGGCGGAAGCAAGAATGGCGTTGGTGGCGTATGTGCTGAAGTTGGAAGAAGTGCAACCCCGTTATAAAGCAGTGAAGTTTTTTTGCCAACAGGCTAAACAACATTTGTTATCACCTGAATTAATGCAATTAGTGGCTAAGGCGAATAACAAAAAAGGTGAAAGCCGTGTGATTGGTGAACGCACCTTAAATCAATGGGTGTTGGATTATGAAAAAGCGACCACCCCAGAAGAGCGTTTAAAAGCCCTTGCACCGATGCAACGGGTAGCTAAAAAAGCGGAAGAAATTAGCTGGTTGCCTGATTTTTTAGCGGAATATCGCCAAACCAACGGCATTAATGTGGCAGAAGCCTATGGCTATTTTGCTCAACATTGGCGAGAGCGTTTTGCGGATCAGCCATTAATGCTTGAAATGTTGCCAAGCCTTGATCGTGTTAGACGGGCGCTTGCCAAACTGCCCCGCCACATTAAGGAAATTGGGCGTAAAACAGGTGCTGAATTGCGTGCGTTGAAGACTTATGTGAAACGGGATTGGTCGAAATTGTTGGTGAATGATGTGTGGGTGGGTGATGGACACAGTATGAAAATGAAAGTAGCTCACCCTGATCACGGTCGCCCTTTTATCCCTGAAATCACGCTGATTATGGACGCCCCTTGTCGTTACATTGTGGGCTGGTCGGCAAGCCTTTCAGAAAATGCCCTTGCGGTGGCAGATGCGTTACGCAATGGCATTGAACAGCACGGTATCCCCGCGATTTATTATTCGGATAACGGGGGCGGTGAGAAAAACTGGCTACTTGATGGGGATATTACTGGAATGTTGCCCCGCTTAGGTATCAATCACCAAACAGGGATACCGGGCAACCCACAAGGGCGTGGGATTATTGAGCGGGTACACCAAACGATTTTATATCGCATTGCACGCCAATTTGAAACTTATCACGGCAGCGGTGCCGATAGGGAAACGGTGAGAAAGGTTAGCACAGGTGTTATCTCCCTTGAAAAAGCCTTGCGAAAAAACACCGCACTTGAAGATTTAACGCCGAAACAACGTGGTGCTATGGGTAAGTTACCCAGTTGGAATCAGTTTTTAGATGCGGTGCAAGCGGGCATTGATTGGTACAACAATGAGCATAAACACAGTGAAATTGGTTATGTAACGCCTGCAACAAAACGCCGTGAGTTAATGGCAAAAATGGGTGAGGAAAATCTGCTTTACCTCACCCCAGTTGAAGCCAGGGATTTATTCCGCCCTGCGGTAGAACGCACACCAGAGCGTGGTTGGGTACGATTATTTAATAACTACTACTTTAGTCAGAAGTTATTAGATGTTGATGGGCAAAAAGTGCAAGTTGCCTTTGACATCCACGACCCAAGCAAGGTGATAGTGCGTAAATTAGACGGTGTGTTTGTGTGTTATGCAGAACTTGATGGCAATAAACGTGATGCATTCCCAATGAGTTTTGTGGAGAAAACGAGAAAAGAACGTCATCAACGCAGGGCAAAACTCAAACAAGAACAACTTGATGAAATTAATGCTGAACTTAACCCTGTTATCACCATTGAACACAAAGAAAGTGCGGATTGGTTACATCAATTACGCATCAATCAACAAAACGAATGGGAAGAGACAGAAGAAATCGCCGTATTTCCAAGCGAAATGAAACGTCAATTAAAAAGAAAGGTAGGTTAAACAATGAAAGAACAATTACAACGCTATATGCAGACACACGGGCTAACGCAAGGGCAAATTGCAAAAGCCATTGGGAAATCCATTACCACCGTCAGCCAGTATTTAAAAGGCAATTATAACGGGAAAACCGATGAAATTGATGATGCGGTAGCTCGTTTGTTGCAACGTGAAAAAGATAAGGTGGTGGAACGCCGTTTTAACAGTGAATTTGTGGAAACTTATGCGGCTCAACGTTGCTTAGATGCTATTTACACCGCTCACGCTGAAGGAGAAATCGTGGTGATTGTCGGGGCAGCGGGGTTAGGTAAAACGCAAGCCTTAAAGCATTACGTCTCTCAAAACCCTGAAACCTTATTTATTGAGGTAAACCCAAGTTTTAATCCCAAAGTGTTATTAAAAAAATTGTGTCGGCAGGCGGGGTTAAGCGAAAACGGCGTAAATTATGAACTCTTTGATCGCATTACAGAAAAACTCGGAGAAGGACGCTTAATTGTGGTGGATGAGGCAGAGTTATTAAACACAAAATGCTTGGAGTATTTACGCCGCATTCACGATTTAACGGGGTGTGGATTGGTGATGGCAGGAATGCCGAAATTAATTGTTAATTTAAAGGGTGTTTATGGCGATCTTGCTCAACTTTATAGCCGTTCTGGTGTGCTTTGTGATTTACAAAATGCCTTAGAAAAAGAGGACATTGATATGCTTGCCGAACAGGGGTTAGGAACAGGTGAATTTAACGACTTACTTTACAAAGTAAGCAAAGGCAACGCCAGACGTTTAAACAAATTAATGCGAGGGGTGATCCGCGTGGCAGAAATGCACGGCAAACCGATTAGCGAGGCACTGATTAACCGTTATGCGGAAATGTTGATTAATTAAGGGGGCAATGATGAGAGTTGATGTTACATACGAAAAAAAAGTGTATCAACGCTGGAATGATCAGCGACTGGCGGGGTTAAAAGAGTTTAATGTGCGAAAAGGTGTTGTTGCTTTTAAAAGAGGTCGAAAACACTTTGATTTTTCGGTCGCTTTGGCTGTTGTAGGTAATCCAGATTGTAGCAAAGCTGACATAGATAATAGCTCTAGGGTTGTGATGAGTTTTGAAAAGGGATGTTTTAGGGATAGAAGAAGTTGGTATGTAGCTTACTGGTATTTAAGAATGTTTATTAACAATAGGTAGTGATTTAAGGAGAAAGAAAATGGCAAGAGCCGACATTATTGATACCGCGTATTTACTCCGTCGCGAAGGGGTGGAGATTGTGACATCGAAAGATGGACGTTTTCCGAGTTTTTTAATTTTACGCCCAAGTAAACGCCTAATGGCATCCGCTACACAGATTGTAGAAAAGATCAATGGGCAACGTCGTGAGCGGTTTATCACGAAAGTGGGAAATTGTACGGTGTACTGGTTTTGAGGTGAGTAATGGCAAAGTCTCTTGATATTTACGCCGTCTATGAGGGTGAGGATAACTTAGGAGACGGCACTGCGGAACAGTTAGCAAAGCAATTTAACTTAAGTAAAACCACGATTTATCGCTACGCTAAGTTGGGCGATAAAGCAAGCAAAAAGAAACGTTTGATTGTGATCAAAATTGATAAAGAGGAAAAAACCAAATGAAAAAAATCGCCGTAATTTGTACCGCACTTTTGTTGGCTGGGTGTGATGCACAAACCCAAGCCAAGTTTAACGAAGTGCGAATTGCTGAAATCTGTAAAAGTGGCGTGGTGTATTTGGTTGTTAATAACGGCGGCATCACCCCCAAAATCAACGGCAATTATGACGTTTATACCTGTAATCAATCAGCTAACCCATAGGAGAAAACAATGAGTAAAACCGTAATTGAAGGCAAAACCTACTGGCGAGATGCCAAAGGCAACCTTACCCCCGAAGAGCTGGTAAAAGAGATCGACCAAGCACGCCACGCCTTAGTGTGCGAGTGGGTGGAAAAAGCCAAAGCCTTAAACCTTGAGATGAGCCGCTTTAAAGGTGGGATTTTTGGTGATATTCAGGCTTTCATCGAACTGTCCGCCGAAAAGTACAACGCCAAACTGGGCGGCAACAAAGGCAACGTTACGCTATTTAGCTATGACGGCAAATACAAAATCGTGCGAGCGATTAGCGATCATTTGCAATTTGATGAACGCATTCAGGCGGCTAAGGCGTTAATTGATGAGTGCCTTAGCGAATGGTCGGAAGGCTCTCGCCCAGAGCTAAAAACCTTGATTGAACGTGCTTTTGATGTGGATAAAGAAGGCAATCTCAACACAGGGAGAATTTTAGGCTTACGCCGTGTTGAAATCACCGACCCACGTTGGCTCAATGCAATGCAAGCCATTAGCGAAAGTGTGCAAGTAGTCAGCTCTAAAGCCTATGTGCGAGTTTATGAGCGTGTGGGTGATAGCGATCAATATCAGCCGATTAGTTTGGATATGGCGGGGGTGTAAATGGACGATGTGATTGTAATGCTGGGGTATTTTGTCTTAATGGGGTGGCTAATGTATAAATCAATTTAAAACCCTTTTCAACGCTCTTTTAATCTCCCCCAGCCCCCTCTTTACAAAAGAGGGGGAAGAGAAGGAAGGGCGTTTATAAAGTGTTTTAACCATCAAAACAGGAGCAAAAAATGGCAAAACAAACCTTTAAAGATGCGGCGGAAATTGCCGCAGAAATCGAAAAAGCGGGCGATTACCGCAATGCGGCGAGGTTGTGGGGAGTAGCGGCAACTTTGGCAAATAAAATGGAAAACCAACAATGGTGCGAAAACCGAGCAGATTTTTGTCGCCGAGTAGCAACAAGACCGTTTACGCTATTGGTCTGAAGTATCGAATTAATTTTGTCAATGAGGAAGGCGAAGATGAAGAATAAATACCTTGTCAGAGTTTATGGAATGGTTGAAATCACCGTAGAAGCCGAAAGCATTGAGCAGGCGGCGGAAAAATGTGATTTAAACACCTTAGACCTGAATAAATTGCCTCATCAGATTACGGAAATTGACGAGGTTGTGGAGGTTGAAGAGCTATGACAACGCAAAAGCAAAGTGAACTTGCACTCAAGCTGGATATGATGATCGGACAGCTTCAACAAGCAGTCAGAGCGATTAATACGGGCAACTATATTGCGGCGGGGGTGTATCTGGAGCTGGTGCAAAATCAGTTGCCCAAAGCGAGATGGCAAGTAGTGAGGGGATAAAATGAAACGCGAAAAACTATTAAGAAAAATAAAAAAGTTGCTTGCACTAAGTAAATCAAGCAATCCTCACGAGGCAGCAAAAGCGTTAGAGATGGCACAGAAATTAATGGCTGAACATCAAATAAATCAGGTTGATATTGAGGTGTCATCAATACATAACCAAAAGAGATTTGCAATGAAGACTGCACGATATGTCTTAATGCTTTCAGGCGTAATACGCAAAGCATTTGGGGTTGAAGCCTATGTCGCTAATTATTATGACGATGGTAGCGAATATGGCGAAGGTCTATGTCACATGGTGTTTTTCGGTGTGCAAGAAAAGCCCACTATCGCCTCATATTGTTTTGATGTGCTATATCGACAATTACAAAAAGCCCGAAAAGCTTTTAATGCAAAACAAAATAAGAAATTAAAACGCAGTACATTGATTGCGAGAGCCGATGCCTTTTGCGAAGGGTGGGTAATGGGTGTCGCTAAAAATGTGGAAAAATTTGCTGTATCTGAAGAAGAAAGCTGTGCAAACAAAATTCTCCCATTCCTGTTATCATCGGCGGCGTTGGCGTGTGCCATACTTTCGTAGAAGAAAGTGCGGATTTACCCCGTGCGGTGGGCGTGATTTGCAATGCCAAAACCCAGCGACCAAGCACCTGTAATACGCTCGAAACCTTGCTTGTGCAAGAAAGTATCGCAGCACAATTTTTGCCAATGCTCGCCAATGCTGAGGCAGCACAACGCATAAAATACCACGCAGATCCCACCGCACTTGCTATTTTGAGCCAAACCCAAGCAGAAGTGATGCCTTTACAGGAACAGGATTTGCACCAAGAATGGGGATCGCCTGATCTCAATGTGGTGATCGTGAAAGATATTGATCACGCCGTCGCCTTTATTAACCAAAATGGTACACAACATTCCGATGCGATTTTAACCAGCTCACAACGCCTTGCCCAACAATTTATTAATCAAGTGGACAGTGCGGCGGTGTATGTGAATGCCAGCACCCGCTTTACTGACGGCGGGCAATTTGGGCTGGGAGCGGAAGTGGCAGTGAGTACGCAAAAACTGCATTCACGCGGACCAATGGGGCTGGAAGCACTCACCTCATACAAGTGGATTGGCACGGGGGATTATCTCTCACGCCCTTAA